GCTTCCTGGCTGCGGTCATGAGCCGTTCCTGATCGCGGGGCTTGAGGGAGGCACCGATCTCGTCGATCAGTTGGCCGGAGTCCTTTAGGAAAGCGCAGAGGCGTGCGCCTAGCATTTCCTCAATCTCCCGTGCCGGGAGTCGAATGACCGACCCGGCCTTGTCTTCGCGATGTTGGAGGATTGCCTGGCTCACATAATAGCGATAGCGAGTCCCGTTCTTAACGGCATGGGAGGGCGAGAGGCGGTTGCCATGCTCGTCATGGAGAAGCCCGGCAAGCAGGCTCGGTTCTGTCGCCCGGACGCCGGATCGCCGCGCGTGGGTGTTGCTGGTAAGTTTTGTCTGCACGTCCTTCCAGGTCTTGGCATTGATGATTGCCGGGTGTTGGCCTTCGTAGACCTTCCCCTTATGTGCGATCTTGCCGGCATAGAGCGGGTTGCCGAGCAGCTTGTAGATATAACCGCGGCTTAAGGGGCGGCCGCCGCTAGATCCTGAGGCTCGTGTCTTGGTCTTAAGGGCAAGCCGGTCGGCCTCCGCCTTTACTCGCCGCACATTGCCGTGCTTGAGGTAGAGCCGGTAGACGGTGCGGATGGTTTTGGCCTCGGCCTCATTAATCACCAGGGTTCTTTCTTTTGCCTCATAGCCGAGGGGAACAAAGCCGCCCATCCACATGCCCTTCTTCTTGGAGGCGGCGATCTTGTCGCGGATGCGCTCGCCGGTGACCTCGCGTTCGAACTGGGCAAAGGAGAGCAGCATGTTGAGGGTGAGCCGCCCCATGGAGGTCGTTGTATTGAACTGTTGGGTGATGGAAACAAAGGAGACGGCGTGGGCGTCAAACGTTTCGACAATCTTGGAAAAATCAGCAAGCGATCTGGTGAGGCGATCAACCTTGTAGACGACAACGGTATCGACCTTTCTGGCTTCGATATCGGCAAGCAGTTGTTGAAGGGCCGGGCGTTCCAGGGTGCCGCCGGAAAAGGCCCCGTCGTCATAGGGCGTCTTGACCAGTTTCCAGCCTTCCCCAATCTGGCTGACGATATAGGCTTCGCAAGCTTCGCGCTGAGCATGCAATGAGTTGAAGTCCTGCTCCAGGCCTTCCTCTGACGATTTGCGGGTGTAGATGGCGCAGCGTCTAGTTGGCATGGTTTACCTCCCTTGATCCGGGCGACGTCTTCCTGAGCCCGAAGAACGCCGGCCCTGACCAGCGCGTGCCGGTGATTTCGCGCGCGATTTTAGAGAGGCTTGCGTAACGGGTGTCTCGGTATTCGAAGCCGTCTTCGAGCACGCTCACCCGATGGGCTTCCCCCTGCCATTCCCGCACCAGCCGAGTACCTGGCCGAAAACGCGGCGTCGAATCAGGGGACATTTGCCCGGTTTTCAATTCCCTGGCCAGCCGTTCGAGCCGCCGCTGGACCCTGGGCTTCAGACCGCCATGTCGGCGTGCCTGGATTTCCCAGGCAATGGCGTGGGTGAGAAGTTCGCGGCTTGTTTTCTTCGGTGGTGGCCTTCCAAAAAGTTCTTCCCAGGCCTCAATAAGCCCCGGCCGGGGAAGGCAGGGAAGGTCTTCAAGTTTTGGGATGTTGCTCTGCGACATGGTGGTAAATCCTCCTCCCCCATGCACGCTTCCTTTGGCAAGGAAAGCCAGTCGAAACGGATGCTTGCCGGTAAAAAGTGGGTTTTTTATACGGACAGTTGGTCACTGGGACATTGATGGCAGCGACGTTGTCCGATTAAATTGGTTTGAGGTGAAGGGTGGCATTTCCCACCTATGAGCTCATTCTGATTATTGCCTCGAGATGCAACGTCTAAGCAGACATGGCAGGCGGCAAATTCATTAATGCGCCGATGCCTAATCAAAGGAAAAAGCGGTGAAAAACAGCTCTCAGACTGAGATGGGCATTCTTGAATTCTTAGAGAATCAATGCCTGCATGAGGTTGGCTATGGCGACAACCCAAATGCCGCTCGCGTTCTAGCAGGCTTAATCGTAAGCGGTCTAGAACATGAATCTCTCAGCAAGGAAGCTAAAAAATGGCTAATCACTGCCCTGCTTGCGATTGCAGAAGGCGAGGATGCAAACAAGGCTTTTTGCATTAAAGGGAAGCCTGGCAAGCAGCGGCAAGGAACCACTGCCAGCACCAACACTCGTTGGCGAAACGCTCAAATTGTTTACATGGTTGCGCAGCTTGTTAAAGGTGGCACGCAGCCAACTCGGAACCGAACAACTCCAAAAAACTCCTCAGCGTGTTCGATGGCGGCAGAGCGTTTCCACCTCGAAGAGGCGAACATCGAGAAGATCTATTACGAGTCTCTAAAGTCCGACTGAAATAAGACTATTTAAGTTGGATGCGCCTTACTGGCGCTCTTGGGATAAATGGCAGCATTCAACTTAGGAGCTGCCAAATGCGTGACATAGACCCCGTAGAAGTAGAACAATTCTCTCTTTCGAATTTAATTTCAAACCCCCGCAACGCGCGGACCCATTCGCGTGCGCAGATTCATCAGATAGGAGAGAGCATCCTCGAATTCGGCTTCGTCAATCCGGTTTTAATCGACGAAGCGAATACAGTCATCGCCGGACATGGCAGGCTCGAGGCGGCAAAGCTCCTGGGGCTTGAACGTGTTCCTGCTATCAGGCTTTCTCACCTAACCCCGACCCAAAAGCGGGCGCTGGCCCTGGCTGACAACAAATTGGCCGAGAACGCTGGCTGGGACGTCGAGCTGCTTGCAGTGGAACTCCAGTTCTTAAGCGAGATCGATATTGATTTCGACGTCTCGATCACAGGCTTCGTCCCAGCCGAAGTCGACCTGTTGATCGAATCACATAAGCCTGAAGAAGATCCAGAGGCGGACGCGTTTCCGGATTTGCCGGAGATGGGAGCCTGCGTCGTCGAGCCAGGCGATCTCTGGTGCCTCGATCGCCACCGCTTGCTGTGTGGCGATGCGACCGAGCCGGCAACCCTTCGACTCCTTATGGCGGACGATGAGGCCCGGCTCGTCTTCACCGACCCTCCTTACAACGTTCCGATCCAGGGCCACGTCTCCGGACTTGGCCGCGTAAAACACGCGGAATTTGCCATGGCCTCGGGTGAGATGTCAGCGACGGCCTTCACGGCCTTCCTTGAATGCACCCTTGGCAATCTCGCCCGACATAGCATGGAAGGGGCAATCCATTTTGTATGCATGGATTGGCGGCATCTTGGGGAACTGCTTGCTGCCGGCCGGTCCGTTTACGGGAGCCTTCTGAACGTCTGCGTCTGGGTCAAGACGAACGCCGGCATGGGCTCCCTTTACCGATCGCAACACGAGCTCGTGCTTGTCTTCAAGAAGGGGAGAGGCAGCCACGTCAATAACGTCGCGCTGGGCAAGCATGGACGCTACCGGACGAACGTCTGGAACTACCCGGGGGCAAACGCCTTTGGGGCCGGGCGAGACGCCGCCTTGGCCATGCATCCTACCGTCAAGCCGGTCGCCATGGTGGCGGACGCGATTCTCGATGGGTCCCGGCGCGGAGAGATCGTCCTCGATGGCTTTGCCGGCAGCGGCACGCTCCTTATCGCGGCCGAACGCACGGGGCGCGTCGCGCGCGCCCTTGAACTCGATCCCCGTTACGTCGAGACCGCCATCCGCCGCTGGCAGGACTACACCGGCGGCACCGCCATTCATGAACAGAAAGGGGCTTCTTTTGATGCCTTGCGCGAGCAACGGCTTGCCCAAGCAAAAAAGACCCCTTCCAAGGAGAAAAATGATGGCGAATGACCTGAAGGTTGGTTACGGACAGCCGCCAAAACATACGCAATTCAAGAAAGGGAAATCCGGCAATCCCAAGGGACGCCCGAAGGAGGCCCGCAACCTCAAGACCGAGCTCGACGAAGAGATGCGGGAGCAAATCCGGGTGCGCGAAGGTGGCGTTGTTCGCAAGGTCAGCAAGCGGCGCGCGCTCCTGAAGGCCCTCGCGGCCAAGGGTGCTCAGGGCGACGTGAAGGCGAGCACGCTCTTGTGCAATTTGATGCTCCGATTCGATGCACTCGACCAAGGTCCGGATATTGACGCTTCTCTGGCCGAGGAAGATCTCGCAATCCTTGATCGCTATCAAGAGCACCTGGTTCAGGAAAATAAAAAACCGGCTTCAAGGAAAGCCAAGGGTGCGGACGCAGAGCCCAAGAAGCCCAAGAAGCCCAAGAAGCCCAAGAAGCCCAAGAAGGAGAAAGCATCATGAAAAAATTGTCTCAAGTGTTTCAGGCTATTCTTCGCTCAGATCTATCGAGCTTCATCCAAAAATGCTTCAGCACCGTCGACCCGGCAACGACCTATTTGCATAACTGGCATATCGACGCGCTCGCCTGGCACCTTGAGGAGTGTCGGAAGGGGAATATCCGGCGTCTTTTGATCACCATGCCGCCCCGTTATTTGAAATCAATCGCAGCCTCGGTCGCTTTTCCCGCATGGATTCTCGGTCATGATCCAGCCGCGCGCATTATAGCGGTGAGTTATTCGGCTGACCTTTCTGGCAAACACGCACGCGATTGCCGAACGATTATGGAATCCAACTGGTACAGGGAATGTTTTCGAAAGACCCGGCTTCATCCGAATAAGAACACCGAGTCGGAGTTCATGACGACTGCGCAAGGCTTTCGTCTCGCCACCTCGGTTGGTGGCACGCTCACCGGCCGCGGCGGAAATATGATTTTGATCGACGACCCAATGAAGCCAGGAGAGGCGATGTCATCAACAAAGCGGGAGGCCCTCAAGCAGTGGTTCGATGGAACCCTCTCTTCGCGCCTAGACAACAAGGCCGACGACTGCATCATCCTCGTCATGCAGCGCCTTCATGTCGACGATCTGGCCGGCCACGTCCTTGAGCAGGAAGATTGGATGCGTCTCGACCTGCCAGCCATCGCAGAGATACCGCAACGCATCCAATGTGGGCCAGGACGGTTCATCACGCGTCAACCCGGGGAGCTTCTTCACCCGGAACGCGAGCCTCAGGAAACCCTCGATCGTCTCAAGAGGACGCTTGGAACCCATACTTTCTCGGCGCAATATCAGCAACAGCCGGTGCCACCCGGTGGCGCTCTCATCCGCTGGAAGTGGTTTCGACGTTATCAGGAGTTGCCGGCAAAGAGCGGTAACGACCGCATCCTTCAGTCATGGGACACCGCCTCGAAGGGAGAGGAAATCCATGACTACTCGGTTTGCACGACCTGGCTAGAGAAGGAATCGACCTTTTATCTGATCGATATCTATCGTGAACGCTTGGAATACCCGGCACTCAGGCGCCGGGTGGTGGAGCTGGCCCAGAAATACGCTGCCGATGTCGTCATCATCGAAGACAAGGGTTCTGGCACGCATTTGATCCAGGAATTGACCTATGAAGGCCCGTTCCGACCCATTGCCTTCCTGCCGGAAGGGGACAAGGTGACACGGGCAGCCGCTCAGACGGCGATCATTGAGGCCGGTGATGTGTGGCTACCAGAACGCGCGCCCTGGCTTCACGACTTCGAAAGAGAGGTTTTGCAATTCCCACACGGGAAATTTGATGACCAGGTCGACAGTTTTGTACAGTTCCTTTCCTGGATCACGAAACAGCGTTATCTGCCAAGATGGAGGGCTCTGTAGAAAGAAGACGTTTGCCTGCTCACCACTTTGCTAGAGGGGGTGGGCACTGCTTGCTGTTAATGAGTCATGGTTCCGGCTGGTCGCTCTTTACTTTGCAACTCTTTAATCGCTGCTATGACCCTGACCCAAGTGTTCTTGCCGTCCAGCTCTCCTGCCTCAAGGCACTTGTCGGCCTGCATCGCTGCAAATAGAACCGCCTCTTCATCGTGCTGCTTTATCAGCAGGTTTGCTGAACGATAAATATCGATGTCATCAACCATTCTTTGCTCTCCTATCGATACAAGATATATTCTGAGACCCATTAAATGAAAGGTGA